ATTACTTGTTTGGGGTAATTTGTCCCAGCCCAATCCGTCGGCAGAGATAAAGCTGTATTTGCGGCAGGAACGGCTGTCGAAATAGCTGAATCGGCAATATTATCGGTATATGTGGTTGTAGTGTTGTCCGAGATGGCAGCTAAAAGGTAATATGTTCCTGCCCCGGCTTTAGTTCGCCATAATCGCCTCGAGGTTACACCACTTGCACCTGTTGGAATAGCCGTCAGCTCGACTTTTCCGTTTGTCGTCTTGTCGGCAACTGTTACTACATTACTTGCAGTACCAACAGTTGTTTCTCCATGTGCGTTTACAAAAGTTACTTTATAATAATGAGTTCCGTCATCTACATTACCGGCAATAGGAGTTGCTGCTAATGCTGCAACACAAGCACCAGGAACTGAAATACCACCATTACCAATATCACGTGTAGCAGTAGCGAGAACAGAAGCGTCAAACACTTGTGGAATATCATAGCCATTGCAGATAAACAGTGACGAATCAAACTGCTCCATTGATGTTATTAGCCGTCCAGCCTGAATGAACTAAAGCCGTTGAACTAGTCCATATCGTCCCATTATTACCTGTTAGGATTATGTAATTTGTAGCATCTACAGGCTTATAGTCAAATATCCCGTTAAGAGCTATGTCAAGCAGAGGATATGCAGAACCGTCACCTGTTGCATCAGTTATATCGCCGGTCACGCCAACGAGGGTATTGGTATTGTCAAAGCTTGAACTATCTACTGTCCAGGTGGCGTCGTTGCCTGTGCTTCCTGTTACGGTAAAAGTTCCGCCAGCAGGGAATAAGGCTGTTACATCTCCGTGGGACGAACTTATTTCAAATGTCTCTGTGCCTGCGTCTGCCCCTGTGATTATTCTTGCTGATTTACCTACTTCAGTCGCGTTTATATGAGCGGTTCCACCACGCTTTTGTCTGCCGCCGTCTGTCAAGTTCAGATTTTTCGAGCCAGATATCATTGCTGATGAGTCCATAAGCTCTTGGTTAGGCGTTGCATTTAAACCTCCGGCGTTACATGGTATCTGATGTGTCTGGCCGGTGTAGCTCATAGTGTGAAACCGTCAAACTCAACACCAAATGGTGTTTCTTTTGCCAGTAAATTTGCTTTTAGTTCAGCGTATTGGCTTTGAAAAACGGCAAACTTGCTATCGTCTTCATCCTCAGCAACTTTCATTGCCGTTCCCATAGTCAGGCAGTTAAACCAATTGGTGTAAATTGTTGACATAATCGTTGACGCAAGGTCAACTTTTTCTATATTTGCATAATATCTAGTGATTATTCCATACGTTGCTGCATCAAAAGGAATATCAAAATAGATATATTGTAGGCCAGTGTCGAACGTTTTGTTATAAAACGATGGTGTGCTTTTATTGAATTGTCTTCCTATCCCTTCAAATTCAGAGATATCGTCTTCATCAATTTCCGTTACTGAATCAATTACAGAATAAACCGATGTATTGTCCGGGGTTGTGTCCCAGGCTGAATCAACCGTGGCAACCAATGTTGATGTGTTATAAGAAATACACTGCCTTAATCCTGTCGAACCTGTGCCGCTGGTTATCAGGATGTAATTGCCTTCTAAATCTTCTTGGGTTGCATCTTCGCCGCTTTCAAGTGTGATTGTCGTACTCGCTCCGGCTTGTGCTGTCCCTGAATGTGTTCCTGAAAGAACTGTCACAGATATTTCTTCGTCAAAATCAGTTGGCAGTGCATACTTGCTCTTACCGCTTACTGAAATTTGAACAGATTTACTTTGAAGTGATTTAAGCCGGTTGTTGAAAGATCGGCCTGGAGAAGTACAAATGTCAGAGAGTATTTCGCGTAAAAAAGTACGCTCGGCTCGCTGTAATTTATCGTTGGCAGTTGAACTAATACCGCATTTACTAAGCGCCTCTTGCGCTATTTTTGCCGCTGTTTGAGATGGGGGTGTAGCCATTACTATTCTCCAACTCTCTTTAATTTTTGCTTAGTGCGTAAAGGCTGTTTTTCTGGCTGTGGTATATCGTAACATTCAGGGCAGACTGCAAATCCGCGCTGTGGCCTCATCTGTGAGAAGCGATATGTAAACCCGCACATATCGCAATCTACTTTCCTGTCGCCAAGCCTATAACCTTGTGTGTACGTAGCAGACATTACTGGTTCACGTTCATCTGTATTTCTGCTGTGTCGGTATAGCTGTTGCAAATAAGCCTTATTGCCGTTGCACCAACGTCAGCACTTACGTGAAGAGATGCTGTTTTTGCACTTAAGGCCGAAATAGCAAGCCAGTTAGGTGTTTTACCAGCTGTCAAGACGTTATTGGTTGCTTGCTCTACCGTGTAGTCGATTGTGCCGGTCACTTTAATACCAATTAAAGCTGCTTTTGCTGAATGTGCGTCAAGTGGGATTGTTTTTGATGCGAACTCATCAACCCATCCGATATCAAAAGTGTCGGCGCCGATTGTCGCTGAAGGTGTCGCGCTGGTCAGTGTTAAAAAGTAGCCTGCTGATTCGACTGTTGCACTTGTGTCTGGCCCGGTAACAACCTCAGTCAAGGCAGCGCCGTTTGGGTCAGTGCCGACCAAAGTAACGGTTTTGGCAGAATGGTCTGTTGCCGAATCATTTCTAATACTGACTTGATGTGCGAGGCCATCTCCGGAACTGTTAGCCGTTAGAGTAAAGGCGGCACCTGTTACGTTGCTTGCAAACCCTGTAAGACTTGCTGCAGCAGGGTCAAAATCATATTCTTTAATTCTCATGGTCTACCTCAAAAATGTTAAAGAAAAGCCCTCCTTTTTAGGGGAGGGCTAGACGATTAACTAGCTAGATCAACCTGCTCCAGCAGACCCGACAATTCCCCATGGCAGACTCCAGCCATTTGACCATCTGGCGCGAACTTTGAATTTTGCGTCATCTGTATCAAAGTCGGAATCCTGGTAATGGTCAGGTGTTACACGCCAGAACCAGTTAATTTCATGATCGTCACCAAGCAAGAACCACGCGTCAGCGTCGGTAAGGTAGTCGTTTACAACAAGCTCAAGGCCGAGGCTTTTTGCTACGTTGATTGCTGATGTGTTCGCCGAAATCAACGGGTAGTTAGTGGACTGAAGAAGCTCTTTAGCTGTCCACTCCTCAGAGGGTGCAACTACGAGTTTCTTCGGCATTACATTCAGCAAATTACCACGGTCATCTGTCTGCGCTCTCATCGCTACACAAGCTGATTCGAGAGATGTAGACGAAAGGTCAGCCCCGGTAATGAGGTTAGTTTGTGCACCTCCGCCCCTTAATGGATGAGATGCAGAGAACAAAGGCTTGCTGTCACCACCATGATACGCGGCTGAATCGGTGAAGCCGTTGTTGTAGATGTTTGCCGCATCCTGTTCGATTGATGTACGAGTAGACCTGGCAAGCGCCATCGGCATTTTCTGAATTGCACGATATCGATCATCCTCAATCATCTCACGAGAAATACGATAGGCCAGTGACCTGGTTACGTGGGTGTAACGCTTATCGTAACCCTGGATTGCATCGTCGTAGGTAGACGCCTGTCCTTCATTCTTCGTCACCAACGGGCCAAAACCGGTAACGTAAGAGTCATCTTCATACTGCTTTTGTGAAGTTAATACGTTAAACATTTGGGTGTACTGAGGTGGTTTTTCACCAAACTTGTTCATGAATAGGGCACGAAGCCCTGGGGCCATTAAGTCGCCAAAAGAGGCTCTAAGCATTGGCATTTCTAAGTCTCCTTATAGCGCAGCTACATAGCCGTTAAAGGTTGATTTCTCTACCACAAAATAAACTCTGCCATTGGTGCCGACTTCATCAGATGGATGAAGTCCGACAATCCGGATAACAGCTTCAGTGGTTGCGTTTTCGTTCACCTCCATGACACCGGTTGCTCCTTCGATATCGACAGCCGTACCGATAAGAGCAATAGCTGAGTTTCCTGAGCATTGCCCTTCAAATACTGTGTCTGAATTGGCAACGTATACGGGAACAAGAGTATTGGCAGTAGCAGTCACACTGGGCGCTGCCATTACTCCAGTGATTGTTCCAGAGGATGAAGTTGAGATTGCTATCTGCCCGGATGCAAGAGTTACAGCATCGCCAGCAGCTAGAGTTTGGGTGGTCGCTACCGGCATATAGACAATAGCAGGCGGTCCTCCTGAGAGGGTATAAGCTGGTTTAAAACCAACTGGTCGATCAGAATTGGCCATTTGTGGGCCTCCTTAGTTGTTAAAGTTACACTTAATTGGTTTGATTACTGCAAGTGCATACTTTCGTATGGAGGCATCTTTGATCCAGGACGGATCAGGCTTTGATGAAGGGGGCTACGACGTAACCCCCCGGAACCTTTATCTGTTGCTCATTTCGTCTGTTAATCCTGTTGCGCTTTTCAGCGAATCATTAATTTGTATATTACGTGCGCCGTGAGTTCGTTGCTGGATCAGGTCTTTCTGATACTTAGCGCGTCCTTCGGCGAGGTGTTCAGGTAATTCCATCAAAACAAGCTCGTTTTTCATTATCATGCCGTCAACGCCGGTCATTTTATAGTCTGATGGACGGCAAATTGTGTAGCCCTCTGTTTTTCTGTGTCCTACCTTATTTGGTCGGCACCAGCGAACAATAAAGCCAGGCCTCTTGAACTTAACGTCAAGTTTTTGGCCGCTCCACGGGTTTTCATCAGAGTTCCACGGTTTTGATTCTTTTATTGCTGCATCTTCTTCACGCATCAATGCATAATGCTGCTTACAAAGACCGTCAATATGAACAGGTCTTACACATTTAGACCCTTTTGCCGTCATTGCGCTACATGCATTAACTTTTATTTCATTAAATGCGTTCTCTTCTTGAATAGAAATTTCCATATTATCTCCCGTAGCATAGTTAGCGCATAAAAGCAAGCTGTTTCTCGTATTGTGCCGGTGTCAGGCCTAAATTTAATGCCATTTTGGTCTGATCTTTCGTTAATCCGCTTGGTTTCAGCTGCCTTTCGTACCCGCCGCCTTCAAGTTCGCCACGGTCATAATTTTCCTGCCGTCCGTCCGCTTTATCTTTGTTGAGTTTCTGGTAATATTCATAAAGGGCTTTTGGCGGGTTTTTAGAGCCCATTATTTCAGCTCGCAGAATGGAATCTGTTTTCATCAAGTCGACAACTTTTAACTCAACGTCAAAATAGTCATCGTGCATTGTACTCATTGCCCCGACTTGTGCTGCAGTGATAGGATTAAGCCCTGTTGCTGTAGGCTCAGGCGCCTTAAACGCTTTAATCTCAGGCCTTGGTGTGAGTTGAGCTTTTATATAAGCGTCGTACTCTTCAGGGTTTTCAACCGGGTTCGGTCTTTCAACCTTTGGCGCGTTGTTCTGAAGACTGTTGATTGCTTCAGCAAGTTTATTGTTGTGTTCCAAAAGAGCGTTAAACGAGGCGTCTTTTTCCGAAAGCTTCGCCTGGACATCCTCGTAACTTCTTTCAAGGTGTTTCATTTTGCCATATACTTTTTTAAATCGTGGGTGATTCTCTTCCGGCTCATGTTCTTCCTTTGGCCCTTCCTTGTCTACCTGCGGGAGTAGACTTGCCATTGCAGGATCGCCTGCACCCGCCAACACTTGTTCTTCTTCCATTTTTTATATCCCCTGTAAATTTGCGTTATCGAAGCAGATAATTTCATCTTCATTAACGATCATGCAGTCGGTATATGTTTCGTCCAAAACTGGAATTTCATATCCGCTGTACCTTGCAAGAAGCACCTTTTCACCTACCAAATACTCAGCATCACACGCTGTACCAACTTCAACAACTTCAACAATGCGTGATGATTCCTTAACTGCATTCGGCAAAATGATCAGACTTTCCTTCCTGTCCTCCTGAATTTTCCGAACAATCAACCTTGCGCCTTTAGGCTTCCACGTGATTTTCCTCTCCACTGTTTTCCTCCAGTTCGATTTTAATTTGTTCAGGTATATCCACAACCTCTCGCAGTTGATCGACACCAGCGTTAAATAAAGCGGCTTCTTGAAGTTCGTTTATACTTAATGAGGCGTGTACCTTTTCGTCATTGTGCCTGATTAGAGCGTCAACACGTTTTAAAAAATCCTGTGTTACTTCATCATCCATCCAGCGCCTTAAACATTCTTTTGTTATCACATTAAACCTCCTGGACTTGTTGGTGCAGGACTCTCAGCATTTACCATTTGGCCGGTGGGGGCCGGTGGTACATTGACCGATCCCATTATCTGTGATTGTTCAATCTCGACAGCGGCAATTAACTGAGTTTCCTGAATATGAGCCGTCATTGCCTCTCTATACTCTTTTGGTGACGACTTGAATAAATCTGTTTGCGTGAATTGTAGGTGGGCCATTAAGTGCGCTTTATGGTCTTCTCCTGGTTTTGGTTTAACGTCAAGCTCACCTTCAGCTATCATAGCATTTTCCACCATTGGACTTACCATTTCTTCAGGCAAGTCCGGAAGTATAGCACTCCTGTTCCTTTTTTCGTATGTATCCAGTAAATCACTTGTGAGGGCGTGTAGGGCCTTAGGATTTTGGGCCACAAGGGGGTTCTGGATTAGGACTTGATACAATTCCATAGCCTCTTGCCTACGCATCATCCGTGATGAGAAAGAAGGGTCTCCTTGCGGGATTACATCGTGGACGCCTGAAAAGTCCTCTTTCTTTACCTCTTTAAAGACTATCTTATCTGAAGATTCCATTACTCTGAATTGCTTTTTATCACTTAAATATAGTTGGTTAAGGGTCATTATCAATCTGAGTTCGGCTCTAACTGACCGCAATATTCTTTTGGTCAAAACTGCAAAGGTAATCAAACCCTGCTCTATTACCGCCATTGTTCCGGTAGCGGTCGGTGTTTTTACCCCTTTCTGCTGTCTGCCACTCATTAGTTCTGTAGCAGATGTAAATTGTTCGGCATACTGTTGAATCAACCCTAATACCATAAATAAAACTTGGTCTACTCTCTGCATATTAGGGAAATTAATAGCTGTAGCGTCTTCAACTTCGTACATTCCGCCGGGCGCAAGTTTAATTTTACGGGTTTTAAACCCAGCTCTGCGTGAATAGAACCCAAAAGGCTGATTACTAAGCCGGCCAGAGTCAAATATCTGGTTGAATGCTGTATTGGCCATTTCGTTTAAAGGCTCTAAAAAATGCCCGAAACCGAATGAATACCACCCTTCAGGGTTAGGGATAAAGTGATAATCTATAAAGTACTGCATTGTTATCGTCTTGTTTTCAAGCTTATACTCTCTGACAACTGCACGTAAAAGCTGTCTTGTCTCTTTGTGAACCCAAAAAATTACAGGCTTTTTTTCTCCTTTTACTTTCCAGTATCGATGCTGCTCTAAAACCAACTGCGGTTTATCACTTTCTCTTGAAGCTTCTTCTCCTGAAACAGCGTCGGCATCTTTCTTTAAGCCTGGATTATCATACTCGGGCGCAGCTTCAGGTATTTCCTCTTTTACCTCGTCGTAGAATCCAGAGTCTATTCTATCTTCTATCTCGTCTTTGTGATACCAAAGCCGATGCGTTTGTCTCCGGCACGTTTTCAAACTCTTAGTGCCATAAGGCACTACAAAATCCAAAACCGAAATAAAATGGCTTTCCGGCCTTTCATTCTCTTTGTCCCATGTCAATTTCTTGACTGCTGTGCCGTTAATGGGTAAAAGTTGAAGAGTTCTGTCGGACACGTCTTCATACTCTTCCATATCATACAAAAGTTGCCAGTTAAGAAATGCTTCTGTGTTTTTCGCTCTTTTTATATCACTTTCGCCAACAGGTATAGTTTTTGCTACACCTGGCGCGGCGAAGATGCTTTGATATGCTCTGGCATGAAATTGATTAGTAGCAGAGGCAAGCATTGGGATGCATACATTAGAAGCACCAACCCATGGCGTGTCTTTCTGTTCCCTGAAGCATGACCACAGCTTATAATACCGGTTCCGCTTCTCTTCCCAATCCTTTCTTGAGTCAATATCAAATTCATAATCGGTAATAGCAGTATCAACAATTAACTTAACCTCTTTTTTGTTAAACTCAGATGCAATATTAACCTGTGCTTGTTTACCGATTGTTTTCATATCAATACCCTGTCCATTGGTTAGCTGTATCTTTTACACGATAATCGTCTTCTTCGTCTTTATCTGCCGGTGGATACCATTGTGTATCTAGCAACAATAAACGATATAGGCACTCCATAGCATCGTCGTTTACCTTAGCTGGTTTTTGAGTATCTGCATCGTACATCCATCCTTCTATCTCCTTAACCGTTCTGATCAAGTCATCAAAAATAAAAAGGCTTGGCTCATTATTTGGCCCTAGAAGATGGTTGTTTAATTCAATTATGCCGCTCTGCTTATCTTTACAGGCAACTTTCAGATACATACCATGATTAGACAAAATCATGTCTATTTTATCAAAAGTTGTATTATCGTTATTTGAATCACCTTTTGCCAGAGGATCACAAATCACCTGGCCTACACGGTATTTATTCCTGTCAATTATCCTTACAATAGTCTCGCCAACCCACTTTCCATCACCATGCTCCCACACTTCATTGCAGATATATCTATCACCTTTCGGGCTGGTTGCAATAAACAATATCATCTGCTCTTTCCTCGGGTGAATGTCAATTGCTATATCAACTATCCAGTCCAATGGAATAACAAATCGTCTCTTTAAATGAACTTTCCTATCAAAATTCTTAGCCACCAAACCGCTTAAATAAGAAGGCTTGCCTAAAATACGCGCCGAATACTCTTCCTCGTTAAGTGTTTTTGAAAACTGGTCCACACCTTCTTTTGTTATTCCAAAGCCTACGTTGCTCCATATATCACCTTGGATATTGTAAACCGTTCTATCTGGCGTTCCATCTGCATTCCTTGCTTTTATTACTTCCTGGTCTACCCATGCCTCTTTCAGCAGAGTCATACAGTAAAGCTCTCTACCCTGTCTATCTATCAAACCACGCGCATTTGCTACTCTAATATCCCTCTTAGGCGGCTCGTCATAATAAATCAAATCACCATGCCACCCTTCATGAAGGTCTGAATCCTGATTGTTCGACATTATCTCTAACGTCGAGCCCGTCTGCTCATCTTTCCAAAAAGCGTCAACACCCATATTATTCTTTTTCTTTGTCACAACACGGCTCTTCGGCCACCACTCCTCTAACGCCGGGATAACTACCTTGCTAATGTGCTTGTCCCAGTCCTGGCCGATTATACGAACTTTTCGAGGCTTATTATGGGTAAACGGCAACCTTGTACCATCCCATGGATAACGCCCTATCATCGTCGAAATTGTTACTATGCACCCTGTTGTTGTCTTTCCTATACGGTTACTGCCTGTATACGTAAACGTCTTATAATAAGGGTCTGTGTAAGTTGAAAATAACTCAGCCTGCAAAGGATTCGCAGGCAAGGTAGGTGTGTTGAAATACTCAATCTTGTTCGCGTCTTTGTAGTCCTTCATCAAGCGAAGCTTCTCTACTTTCGCCTGCTGAATCTCCAATAACCTACGCTTTAACTCTTCCCTGGTTGCCATTTCCTACCTGGTTGCCCTCTTCCTCGGTGGATTATTCGCCTCGCGTATCTTCCTCGCACGCGCTGTCTCCTTTACCTCTTTCTTCTCCACAACAGGTGCTTCCTTTTTGGCCTTCACTACACTCTTTTTCACTTTCTTCGTCATGTTAGACCCCTTTATTTCCTTGGGTCAGGTCAACAACCACATTTAATGTGGTTTCCATAAGTTCAGGATTTGCAAGGCTGTATATCTTTGCCTTTATTTCCTGTGGCAGTTCAGCTTTCATTTCTTTAAACACTTCCTCAACAGCCTTTTCCATCTTCTCTTTAAGTCTATTTTTAAACTTACTCATTACAAGTGCGCAAAGACCAGGCTCCAATGCTTCTAAAAATGTGTCCATTCCGTATTTAATCTGTACCATCACTTCCTCCTTGTTTAAAACATAACAAAATAATTAATCGTAAGCCGAGAAGCGTTGCGGCCCTACGGGGTCTAGTCCGTGGCGGCAACGCCTTATTATCGGCGCCAGACCCCTTTTTGTTTTTTCGTACACTTTGAGGCTCCTATACAAGTCTACCCACCGGGTGGGGGGGTGTATGCCCTGGATTGCCATCGATCAGATCAGCTTCGCCTTATCACCCCTCATCGTCCGGGGCATCAAGCATCTTGAGCTCGTCCATCAGTGCCGCTTCCTCCGCCTCCAGCTCGTTGAGATCACTAGAGATATCCTGCACTGAGATGTTTGCACTACTGAGCCCGCGCTCCAGCCGCTCTTTGTCGTACAGCACCCCAGTCGCGACGACCAAATCCCGCCCGGACATCGCCGAAATCTTGGACTCGTCGAGTGCGTGCAAGAGCTGCGCTTGCTTACTCTGTAGATAGTCTGCTTTATGATTGCGATACACCGACAGGCCCCTGCCCTCGGGGAAATAGCGGTTGAGGCATTCTGACACTGTGCTTTTTCCGCATCCGAGCTTCACAGCGATATCATCATACGTATATCCCTGAAGCCTTAATTTCACGGCCTTTCGCGGGTTGCACGCGCGCTCTGGCTTGTACGGGATTTGGTTCAGATTAACCGCCATCGATATTATTATGTTGAGTATTTGAGAGTTGGCATAGTAGACCCCCTATAAAATCTGGAGTAGTTTGTCCACGGGAATGGGGACTGTGTGCTATATCTGCGAGTATATCAGCGATTAGCCGGTTGACTGCCGGCACAGCAACGAAACACGTTGATTTAAAACCCGGATTGACCGGGCACGCTGTTTATCTCTCAAACCCCCGCTGTGAGCGGCGCGACAGTGGGTCAGTCAGAGCGCATGGGGGAAGAGCGCTCGCAGATTTACAATTGTCATAGCACAAATACAAATATGCGTCAATAAATTTATCAGTCAAATCAATAACTTACACAGTGTGTAAAAATAATTAAAAAATATATGATTTAGGTATTGACTTTATATCTAGATGATATATATTTGATAGTTAAGAGCAGGGGCATAAGCCCGATCGTAAACCACGGAGAAAATGATTATAAAGTACAACATTGTACTGGGAAAGTTAACGAATCAAAATCAAAATCAGGAAG